GGCGCCTGGGGCTTCCTGAGCTGCGCCACAGCGAACACTCCCAGTACGGCAAGCACCAAAACAATCACGGCTCTGCGACGGGCATGGGCCTCGGCAGCAGCGCGGATCTTTCGGTTGTGCCGCGCCCGGAGGACAGCCAAAGAAACAACAGAAGAATCACGTCGCTTGCCCCTTGATGTCGAGGATCTCTGAACCTGGGAAGCGCTGCAGGAAGCACTCCCGAACGGCAGGCTCACTCCATCCTTGGGGGACGATCCATTCGAGTTGGTGTAGTTCATTGTTTCTTGCGTAGGTGATTTGGTAAGGCATGGGATCAAACCTGGGCAGCGTTTTCGATGTCCTGGGCTATGGCTCTGCATTGGCCGGCTAGGTCGTAGGCCAGCTGGTCATCAAGCCGGTGGCCTTCATCCCAGGCGTTCTCCTCAATGGCCTTAGCTGTGGTTTGGACTGCATCAAGCAGCCCCACCAGCAGGGGCATCAAGGGGCCATTGCGCTCGCCTGAATCGGGCAGGATCACCAGGCTTTCCACGCGGGCTGGGATGGCCTCACGGGCCGCCTGGAGGATCAGGTCCGACAGGGCCGCGGGGCATTCAAGTTGCTGTTGGTGGTTCCGTATCTGCATAGTTTGAGGTTAGGCGATCTTCCAGCTGCGGCGCTCGACCAGGGCGACGCCATCGATTCGCACGCCAGCCTTGAGAGCAGCGCCCAGGGCGGTTTTGTTGGGGCTGTAGCTGGTGCGGCTGGTGACGTATCCACCTGGCAGCTCCATCACATCGACGCTCACCTCAACCGCCTGGCTGCGGCGAGATGTGATCCGGTGCTCAGGCAGCTCCAGCTTGGTCAGATCGGGGTCGATCTTCTGCAGTGCTGCGATCAGCCGGTCCTGCAGCGCGTCGGCTTGCTGCTCGGCGGCGGTGGCCAGATCCTTGAGCCGCTGGGCGTGGGCGGCCCTGGTAGCGGCCTGCGCCCGGATGTGGTCAATCACCCAGCACCACGCATCTGCCTTGGTGTGGAGCGCCTGTTTGTTGGCGGCCTCGCTGGTAATTAGGGCCTCCAAGGTCGCGATGGCGGCGGCGGCCTCCTCAGGCTCGCCAAACAACAGCTCTGCAGATTCGTTGATCTGCCGCTGGAGTTTGAGGGCCTCGCCCGTCAGGTCAAAGAGAGTTGCGCTCATGGCCTTGCGTATTCGTAGGGGCTGAATCCAGCGTCATGGCAAGCGTTTTTGGCCTCACGGTGGGCGGTATAGGCCTGGCTGAAGGCCTCACTGGCTTGGTGCCATGCGGCGCTGGCCTGATTGAAATCGTCAAGCAGCTCCTGCTGCTCTGGGGTAAGGGGTGACATGTCGGCAGTGGTGTTTCCAACCCCTTAACCCTAGCGTATTGGTTCCGCTTCCGCATCCCCTATGATGCAGAAATCTTTACCTTCCGGTCCGTGGCCTCCTCCAACCAGCAGGCGTGGTGGCTTGACGTGATCGGTAGGGAGCCGCTGTTGACCCCCGCCGAGGAGCTGGAGCTGGGCCGGACGATCAGGCTGCACCAGGACCACCCAGAGCCCTGCCCGCCGGGTATCAGGCGCCGGGGCTTGCGGGCCCGCGATCGGTTTGTACGGGCCAATCTTCGGCTGGTGGTTTCGTATGTCTCCAAGCGCTGCCACCGGCTGACCAGGATTCACGGCACAGAGGATTTGATCCAGGCTGGGAACCTGGGCCTGATCCAGGCCGTGGACAAATTTGATCCTGCCCGGGGGTATCGGTTCAGTACCTACGGGTACTGGTGGATCATGCAGAGCATCAATAAATGGATCGACCAGAACGGCCGCTCGATCACCATCCCCGGCAGTCACTCTCAGTACCTCGGCAGGATCGGCCCTGCCACCCGCCGCCTTGAAGGCGAGCTAGGGCGGCTGCCCACCCACGCTGAGATCGCCAAGGCCCTTGGCTGTAGCGAGGCGGTGCTGGCTCAGGTGGTAGAGAACGGCAGGGCTGTTGGCAGCCTTGATCAGGTGGTGGGCGATGGCGATCTGGATTTGGGTTCCTTGGTGGCCAGTTACGACCGCACGCCGGAGGAAGACGAGGAGCGGGCCGAGCGCTGGAAGCAGGCCGAGCAGTTGCGGAACCTGATCAGCAGGTTGCCAGCTCATCAGCAGCGGCTGCTCTCGCTGGTTTGGGGCCTCGATGGGGTGGAGGTTCCCCGTTCCGAGCTGGCCCAGCAGGAGGGGCTCAGCACACGGCGGCTAGACGCCAAACTCAACCGGCTGCAGGCCCAGCTAGCCACGCAATCGGTGCAGCTGGTGATTGTGGCGGTGGAAAGGAATAAAGTGGCTCCGAAAAATTGCACGAGGCGGCGACGTGAGCGGCCTGACCAGCTGGTGTTGGTGCCAGTCGAAAGGGTGAAGCCTCAGCCCATTGCCCTGCGCAGCAGCGGATCCATTCCCCGAAACTGGCTCACCCTGCGGGAGAGGTTGCTGCTGGTTGCCTAGCGCTCCTGGTAGACCGAAACGAACACCGTGCCGGCCTTCACCAGGGGGAGCAGCTTGTCTCGCAGGTCGATGTTGTGCATCCTGATGCAGCCGTAGGTCGAATGCAGCGGCTGAATCTGTAACCAGCACCCTGGAAATCCGCAGGCGGAACCGCCGCCGTGCACCATGATCCCGTCCCGACCATTGCGAGAGCCGGGGCCCTCCTGCCCCTCGAGGCCGATCAGATCAAACGACAGCCAGCCATAGGCGAGCACGTCGCTGGTCTGGGGTGGCCTATCGCCGTACCTGGCCCAGTCGTCATAGACCTGGCCGATCTTGTAAAGCCCAGGTGGTGTGTCGCTATTGCGGCTCTGCCAGTTGTTTTCCTTGCTTTGCCCCCGGGCTAAAGCGGCCACCTGCCACAGCGGTTTGCCGGTGAAGGAATAGGCCTTGGCAATCTCGGCCAGATCGGAAACGATGATGTGCGAATCACCAGCCTTGAAACCAAAGTCCTGGGGCTTTTTGCTGGGTCCAGCAATGCTCAACGGGAGCGGTGCTGCTGCTGCTGCGGGGCTGCCTGCTGCTCGCCAGAGATCGGTGAACCCTTGGCGTTGCGGATCGGTCAGCGTTTCGTCTAGTGCCGTGAATGCCGCCAGCTGGTGCGGTGTGATTTTCCCTGTACGGGCGATGTGTTCAGCAGCGCCGCGGATTGATGCCTGGCTCACTTGCTTGACTCCAGCTTGGTCAGCCTGTTTTCGATCTGATTGATGCGTGGGTAAAGCTCCTGACGGTCCTGCTTGATCTCCTCACGCATCAGCGACACTTCGGAGGCGATGTGCTCAACCGCTGCGGTGAGCCGCACAACGGCGATGGCCTCGCTCCGATCCCTGCGAAGGAGACCACCAACCGAGCTGGCAATAATGCCAATCGAGGCACCTACTGCGGCAGCAATCAGCTCAATCACTTTCGTTTCTGGGAGCTAACCGCCCGAAGCACAGCAATCAACAGTTGCCCCCAGCCGTTGGCCTTGATGCGCTTGATGAATGGCAATGCCTCTGATCCTGCAAGTAGCACGACCAGCACGCTGCAAACGGCACTGAGCTGATCGGCTGTCATGGGTGGAGCTGCGTTGCTTCAGGCTATGGAGCTGTGCCTACATTTTCTCCAGGGGTATTGCGGCACCATGGATCTGGGCAAGATGTTTGGCGCTGAATTGGAGCAGGCCGCCTCCCCATTGACCGGCAGGGTGGATGATGTGATCGCCAGGATCAAAAGGATTGAGATCCTGCTGGTGAGCATTGATGACAGGCTGAAGCAACTCCAGCCGCTGGTGGATCTGCTGAAGAAATTCAGGTTGCTTTAAGTCAGACTCCTGTTGCTGCGCCTGCTGTAAAGCTGGTCACGACTTTAAGCAGGTCATTTTCAATGGTGCCATCAGAGCCAAGCGTTACGGTGAGCCCGACGTAGCCACCTCTTAGGTGCTCCTCCTCAGGTGCCTTGATGTAGCGCCATTGCATGTTGGCAGGGGCAAGATTAGTGGAGGTGCTATGGCCTAGCCAAATGATTGGTGGCAGCAGGAAGCTGCGGTATCCACCGCCTTGCTCTTGGAAGTGATTGCGGATCAGCGTTGCCTCTGCATCGCTGAGGTATTCGTAGCTAAGGGTCAGCTCTTGATTTGTGGCAGTGGTTCCATGCCTGAAGCGGACAATGCCTGCGCTGATGCTGGGTTCTTCACTCAACGGGAACAGGCCGAAGTCATACGACCGGGTGGCAGGCTCCAGCGCAGGAAAGGTGGCCATTAGTTATCAGTTCTGCAAGGTGATCGTGCTGGCTGCCACAGAGAAGGTCCCGGCGCTGCTGACTACGTCACTGCCAAAGTCGTTGTAGGCCACCAGCTCATCAGCGCTCGAGGCGCCACCGCGAGATTTGTAGTAGACGCAGCCGCGTGCGGTAATGGTGCTTGTAGCCCAGGAGACGGCGCCAAACTGAATGGTCACCTTGTCGTTGGCCGTGTCCTTGGTCACTGTGACGGTTGATGTGGCACCGCCTGCGGTGTAGCCAGTGCCAGTGGCTTCATTGGTCACATCATCGCGCTTGTCGTGCGTGTCTTTGTTGGCGGTGTAGCTGGATGTCACCAGCATTGCCTTGAAGGTATTGGTATCAAAGTCGATATTGTTCCGCGCCATGTCGTCAATGGCTGAATTAAAAATGAGTGATGCCATAAGACTGTGCCGGTTCTGGCTTCAGGCTATGGATGGCGATTGTTACGCCCCAGACGCTAGGCCTTCGGTAAATGATCCCGTAACGGTCAGATCAAGCCCTGCTGATTCAACGCCAGATCCACCAGCCGCAAAGATGGTGGAGATTGATTGCACCATCGGGGTCACGGTTGTAATTGATGCTCCAATGCTGAACTCAGCGCCATTGATGTTGGCGCCTTCTGGCGGGATAGTTACCAGCTCAACGGATACGTCATGACGTCCGCAGGCAACGTCCGTTACTTGGGGCTGGCTGTCGTAAATCCAGCTGTAGCCAGTAGGTGTGAAGCTGGCTGGTGTGCTCATCCCACTAAGCAGATCGTTGGGGATAGCGAAGCTGATGAACCTCCCCTGCTGGCCCATGTAGTGGGTGCGGATACTAAGCATCTGCGCCTCGGTAAGCGCCAGGAAGGTCAATCGTAAACGCTGCTCAAGCACCACATTGCTGGTCCGCACGCGAGTTTGCAGGCCCGAGAGTGTTGGAATCTCTGAATGCGGGTATCGCCCTGGCGTGAAGCTACGGCTTGATGGGGTAAGAGCAGGGAAGGTGGCCATGAGTTATGGGTATAGCGAGGTGGCCCCGCGCAAGATGTTTTTGATTCTGTAGTATCGTTTTGCGGTTCCAAAATACGGTGGTGTTCCCTGCACTCTGCTTCCGTTTGTTGCGTCGGTTGTATTGTAGTATTCAAGCCACCCACCATTTACGCTTGTCTTTACTTCCACTTTTGTGGTGATTACTGTCGTTGTTGTATTTGAGCCAGAACAAGCAAATGTAAGGGTCGTAGGTGCTACATTGGTAGCTCTAAGTGCATAAACGCCGTTGAAAGTGATAAAGCCGGTTCCCACCCAGCCAGAATTGCTAGCGGCAAAGGCAACGCCAGATTCCGGCGGGCAATATACAATATCTGTTTCAATCGTCTTATTCTCAAACACGACACTATAATCTCCAAAGCCAGAAAATTCAACGCTATTGGCTGAAGCCAATACCGGGCCAACCTCATTAGATTTTACTGGCGTTGTTGCGTCTGGGCATAACGTTTCGCTGTAAACACTGAAATCAATATCATTGATCGTCATTGTGTAAGATGCGCCAGACTCTGGAGCTTGCACCAATACTCTGCCGCCAGGTGCTGAAGCATCTTTTCTGTACCAGGTCACGGCCCCGCCTTCGCAGAATACTGGGGCTGTTAGCGTGTCGCCAGCCTCTGGATTTGCAATATCGCCGTCGCTAGTAAGTGACGAACTTGGCGCTGGCTCATCTTCAGGATTTTCTACCGGAGGATCTTCAAGACCTGATTCTTCAATAGAATTAAAGTCAGATCCATAATCAGGGAAGAAGCCATCCGTAAATGTTTCTTCGGGAACACTGGTATCGCTTGAAGAATTCACGTCACAGGTCACACCCGTCAATCCAGTAGGCAACAGCAGTCCGCCGCCTACAGCCGCAGCAACTTCCTGTGCAACTACGCTCGCCAGACCTGCATCAACCGGGAAATGCGTCAGCTCGAGCTGCACCTCACCAGTGATTGATTTGCCGATCCGATCCACCTCGTACAGATAATCATGCAGGCTAGTAGGACCAGTTGATGCCACACGCTCAAGGCGCACGCGCACCAGGTCGCCGCTGCCTAGCGTTTCATTGAAGGCATCAGGCCTGACACTAATCTGCAAACGATGCGATACATTGCGCCGCTTTGAAATGATGTAGGCCCCGATCTTTACTGCATGGTTTTCTGAGGCACAGAACCCAGATAGATCATGCTGCTCATATGGGCCATCAACAGCAGCGCCCGTGTAACGCACCTCAGCAGTTCGCATCACAGGGATGCCTAGATCATCCTGCTGCCGCCAGAGCACCGTGGCACAAAACGGTTTGCGATCTGCTAGTGGTGTGTAACTGATGTTGAAACTATTAGGGATGACGTGTTCTTCTGTAAAAGTGAAGGCCCAGCTCACCGCTGTGGTTTTGATTGTGCCATCGTTATTAGTTGGCACCAGTGGCTTGATGGCTTCCTTGCCGCCGATGCGCGTCTGACGCAACAGGAAATAAGGCAGCGTATCGCCCACCCAATTCCGCAGGTTGGTGGATTTGCTGACTACACCATTGAACCAAAACCCATTGGCATTAGTGAAGGTTGCAGCAGCGAGCGAGCTGGTGGTATCAATCTGCTCTTCTGGCACTTTTGAGCTGTTGCGCAGCAGGTACAACAGCAGATCCGCCACGTTGTTGCTGGGGCCGGTGATGCTATCCAGCAGCCGGGGAACGTAGATGCCACCACGGATAAAGCAATGAACCTGGCGGTTCCACTGATCAAACCCTGCTGGGATTGTGACCGTGAATGCCAGCGTGCTTAGTCCGTCATACGTTCCACTGGTGCCGCAATAGCTGGGTGCTTCTAGGTTGGGCGTGTTATCAATGAAGTTGCCGGCCACGAAGGTGCCAGCGCGGCGGTTGTAAGTCTGACTGAAACTTCCCACCCTGCAGGTGCGTTGAAATACATCCCGCACCTGGATCGAATCGATCTGTCCTTCACTGAGCACCAGGTGGTAGTTGGCGGTGATGTTGCTGGATGCGTCATCCGTAAACCTGGCCTCCGTAGCAACAGGGCTGATCAGCACACCACCAACACCACTGACGCGGCGGCAGAAGACAATCGGAATCGGTTCACCGATCACCGCACCACGCTGTTGGGTGTCCAGGTTTTCAGCACCAGTAGCGCCGCCCTCGATCAGTGGCGTGCCAACGATCCCGCCTTGGGCGATCAGAAATGCCAGTGGATCGCTGCTAGTAATGCTCATAACTTGCAGGGCGCTCCAACCAATCGCGTGGAGAAGGTGCGTAACGGGACTTGCGCTCCTACTGGCGAGATGCTGCTGCCCAGTTGCATCTCGATTGAGGTGAAGCTGCCCTGCACTCCAACCACCTCGCCTAGGTAAGAAGCGATCAGCCTTTGACCAGCCTGCGGAGTGCTGTTGCCTAGCAGCGTGTCGAACTCATAGAATCGCAGTTCTGCCAGCCTGGCTTCGTTCAGGGCCTGGAGCACCACCTCCACCACGTTGGTAGTAGCTGGCAGCTGGATCGATATTGAGGATTCGGATTGCACCTCACCAGCAGTGATGCCATCAGCATCAAAGGGTTGATACGCCCAGGTGGCGCTCTCCCAGGTGACGCTGGTGTTGACGTAGTACGAATGCCACCGCTGGTAGGTGGTAGCTCCAGAGAAGATCCGCAGATATTGTGCCTGTGCCCTAGCCATTAGCGCACCCCTACGGCGTAGCGGCCTGCTGGTGTCCTGAGGCTGGAGTAGATGCCATCAGCGGTCTTGCGCATGGCTTTCTCTAGATCAGCCATGGAGACGTATTGCTGGCCGCCTTGCTGCATTACCGGGCCGGTAGTGACATTGATCTGGGCATTACCACCGACGAATCCACCATTGGCATAGGCAGGGATTGCAGCAGCACCCCTTGCGCCGTTTAGATAGTTCATGGCAAAGGCTGCCGCTTTGCGCTCCGGCACGATGTATTCAGGTCCAGCCTCGCCAACCATTGCCAGGGTCGGGCCAGATACCACGCCGCCATCAGCAAAAGCTGGGACGCTCAGCGTTGGGACATACGGAATGTTGGGGCCCGGCAGGCTGTTGAAACCGTAAATCAGCCTGTTGACATTTCTGCCTACGGAGTTGATTGCGTTGGCAATATAAAGAAGCACATTGCGCAGTGCAAATTTAACTGTGTTGACTATGCCAATAAATATGCTTTGCACTTTGTTCCCAATCGTACTCATTGCTCTAGGCAGGAACTCAAGCATTGCCCTCCATGCGTTAGCGATTGGCGTGGTTACATTTGCCTCAAAGAATCTGGTAATGCCAGTCCAGGCATTTTGCACCCATTGAATTGCAGCAGTTACAGGCGCGCGAAAAAGGACATTCCAGAGCGTCATCCACGGTTGCACCCACACTTGATAGGCCACGGCATAGGCAGCTTTGAGGCCGAATTCAACAACGCCTTTCAGCCACTCCCACATGGCTGTTACTGGACCGCGCAGGACGTTGTTCCATAGGTTGATCCATGGCTGCACATAGATCTGTTGAAACAGGTTTATCAAGCCGCTGATTGCTGTTTGGAATACGCCACCTAGCCAAGTAAGGAATTTCCAGATCGGCTCACGGAACAACACGACCATTGCGACAACTGCTGCAACGGCCAGCACGGTCCAGCCGACAGGGCCAGAGAAAATCGCCAGCAGTCCTGGTATCAGCGTGCCAGTAAGCCAAGCCAGCAGGCCAGAGAGTGCTGCGGTGATGCCAGCGACGGCTGGTCCGACAGCTCCAAGCCAGCCAGCAATCGTGGCGCCAAGCCCCAGCCCAGCTAATGCCCCAGCAATCGAGATCACTGCAGAGATAGCAGGGGCCAACACCACAAACGCGGCAGCTAACGCCACCAGACCGCCGATAATCCCTTGAACTGGGGCTGGCAATGCTGAAAAGGCATTTGCGGCAGCAGTCACTGCATCTGCAATTCCATTCAGCAGTGGCATCAATGCAGTTCCGATCTGAACGCCAAGCTGCAGCAGCTTGCCCTGGAGTGCGGCAAGTTTGTCGTTGAGCTTGTCAGCACCTTGAGCAAACTTGGTTGACATTGTGGCGGCAAGCCCTTCGATTGACTTCGCCCCACCATTCAGCAGTGGGATCATGTCCGCGCCAGCCTTGCCAAATAGCTTCATTGCCAACGCTGTTTTCTGCGCACCATCTGGCATCGACTTGAACTTATCTGCCACCTCGAGCATCACCTTGTCAGTGCTCTTCAGCTTGCCGCTGGCATCTGTTGCGCTCAGTCCCAATGCCTTCAACGCGTCAGCAGCGGGGCCACTACCAGCCGCCAGACCTTTGTTCAGCTTGATCATCGCCGCGCCAACACCCTCGATGCTGGTGCCGCTGGCGTTTGCTGCCTGCTGAAACTTGCTAAGGCTCTCAACGCTTACGCCTGTCTTCTGCGACAGGTCGAACATGTTGTCTGCTGCATCGATGGCGCCTTTAGCCATTGCGGCCAGGCCAGCGCCCGTAGCAAGCGGCACCAAGGATCCAAGAGCGCCACTCAACCCACCAGCAGCCCCAGCCAGGCCCTTGAGTCCGCCAGATACTTTGCCAGCAGTCCCGCTCAACCCGCCGATAGCACGGCCCAGGGCGTTGACTTTGCCCTCACCTTCTACGTCTGCCTTGATCTTCAGCAGCGCCTGCATCTGTGCCACTACTTGGCCTCCTTCGCTGCCGCTTTGTTGATCAGGTCCCTGGCGTGCAGTTCCATGATCTGTAGATCTTCCATCACGCGGGGTAGATCATCCTGGATCTGATACAGGCTAGCCATCTGCAACACCACGCCATAATCCAAACCCATCACACCACTGGCTGCAGAACGCCATTGCGTCACGCACCTGATAAACAGCTCCACCGCTGGCCAGTGCTCTGCCCAGATAATGCAGTCCTTGGGTTTGGTTAGGTTCTCTGGCAGGGTGATACCAGCAGCTGCTGCATCTGCTAGCAGTTCATTGTTGGCGCTGCCATCGCCATGGAGCAGATGCCCCACAGCGCCGGTCAGTTTTTTGCTTTTGCCTTCTCGGTGCTCTCGATGTAGGTGGTAACCAGGACATCAGCCACTGTGGAGATCTCCAGCAGTTTGGCCTTGCCATCCTCGCTGTAAGGCACTGGCGTGGTGTTGTCTGGCTCGAAGATGCCGTTCCAGCCCACAACGATCTCGCTAGCGATGGCCCTGGTAGGCAGCTCGCTGATCACCTCATCACGGGCCGCATAGCTCTTGATCCGCTGATACTCCAACGTGATTTCATCCATGCGGCTCTGGGGCAGCCGCTTAAAGACTGCCTCAAAGGTATGGGTGCGGTAGCGGCCACCGTCCTGGGTTTCGCGGATTGTGATCGGCCAGGAGAAAGTAGGCGTCTGCTCGAGGATGAAGCCCATAAATCAGGTCAATGCAAGAGTGAATTCATCGTTGCCCGCGCCCGTGGGCTGAGGCATGAACGGCAGTTTCAGCATGATGATGCCGTCGCTGTCTTCATATTCTGGCGAACCCAAATTGCAGGTTGGTGCCGTAAATGTCACGATATTGCCTGCGGTTTGGCCATGCTTCCAACTGAACTGGCCTGATGTCTGCCCGCTGGCAGCCGTGAAGTAGTCCTTGCTAGCAATCGCAGGGGCCTCGATCACCACTTCGCCCTCTGGCTTGCGGTCCGTAATCATGATTTGCTGGGTGCAGCCAGCTAGCTGACGGAACGGGGTTTCGTTGGCCAGCTCAAGGCTGAAGCTCGACATACAGGCTGCGTAGCCATGCACCTGTAGCGGTGTGGTGTTGGCGCTGTTGACCACCACTGGATCAGCTTGATTGCTGAAGGTCAGTGCGGGCTGGGTTTCGTCAGTGGGTGCGTTGTAGAGCCCAGTGAACTCAAAGCTGATCTTGGGGATCTCGCCAGTTTCGAGGCCCATGCTCAATGTCCCCCGGCAGCCGGTGACCTTATGGCGCACACCATCAGCGAAGTAATAGAGCGTCACGCCTTTAAAGGCGCTGCTGATTGGTGCGTAGGTGACGCTGGTGGCGGCAACGATTGTTTCGCTGAATCCGGCGGCCTGGATCAATGCTGACCATTTGGGCGCTGTGCCCGCAGTACCAGAACCGGCAATCTCCACATCAAAGGAAACGCTAACCAGCCGCTGGCCCACCACCATCTCGGTATTGCCGAGATACCCAAGGATCAGCTCACGATCTTTCAGCTCCAGCTGCAGCGGCTGCACCTCGAGACTGGACACCAGCACTGCATCGGTGCCAGCAGGCGTGGGGTCAGTGCCGTAGGCCGACTCAATCTTGGCCAGCAGCAGGCGCTTGCGTGTCAGTGCCATTGGTGCTCTCAGGGATAGGCAGATCTGCTGGCGCTTCTTCGATCAATACCCATTGGTTCTTTTTAGGATCCAAAAGATATGAGCCACCAGTTGACGGGAGAGGGGGAAGGTCCTTCGCCACAATCAACAGGTGCTAACGCCAAGATCAGGCTATGGAGAGCAATCAGCTGGCCAGATCCGTCACGCTGGTTCGATACCTGACGTTGTAGGAGCAGACGGTCCAGAGCGCGGGCTGGTCTGCTTTCTCCATCTGCGGATCCACCGTGCCGGGCCAGATGTCCATCACCAGGCCACCAAGGGTGCGATCAGCCATCAGTTTGCTGTGAATGCTGCTGATGATCGGATCAGCCAGCTGATCAGGTATTGCACCACGGGTGTAGACCGCAATCAGCACCGGCAGCCGCCAGTCAATCTTGCAGGTGCTCACTAGCTCTTCCGATGCTGAATCAGTGCCAGGCTCGATCACCAATGCTGGCGCTTCATTGCGTGCGAACGCCTCCACCCTGGAGCGATAGATGCGGGTGCTAACGCCAGTGGTGCCGACCAAGGTGGTAGCCACCGCCGCCAGGATTGATTCGCGCTTGGATGGCATCGCTGCTGTTAGTGCTTATTGTCAGTCTGTGGATGACATGTCCACCGCTACATGCCGGTCTTGGCTTTTACGACCACGGCACGCCAGCAGCTTGAGTCGGGTTACGCTGTTGGTCAAGCTGGTTTTGCAAAGCGGCTTCCACTTCAGACACTTTTTCAGCGCCAAGTGCTTCCTGCACCCAGGACACCACTTCGTCCTCGGTGAGATCGGCAAAGGGGATCAGGTTGTCGGGACGCTCGAAACCAATGCTGCCGTATGCACCTGCGCTGTAGGTGTCATCCTTGGCGTTGACGGTGTAGTGGCTCAAGAAAACAAAACCGTCAGCGGTTTCGCGTTCCAGGTTGGCAATCGCCCAGGTGGTGACGGTTACGGGTGCAGCAGCGGTAGCCATGGATTGAAGTGTTTTGTGAAAGTGTAGTTGGTTTGCAACCAGTTGTATAGGCCGGTTGCCCGCCTAGTGGCGTTGACTACTGGGTTACCAAGTGGCTATTGCAGTCCGCTTCCAAGTGTTGGTGGCAGTGCAAACGTAGATGTAGCTGGCATCCCAGCAGATCTCTCCCGTGGTTCCTGTTGCTGTGGCCGATGCCGGGGTCTTTGCCGTACCAACTCTGACGCGATCACCATTCACCTGAAGTAGAGCGCCGCCAGAGTCAGAAGACGTGCCAATTAAGAGCCTGCCGGAGCTGTCGATGCGAGCGCGTTCTACACTGTTAGTACGAAAAGCAAAGTCATTCCCTACAGCTCCAACCATCGGGCGATCCGTGGTTGTAGTGTCAAAGAATCCGACGTAGGCTCCACTGCTAACTTGTGAGGTGATAGTGGACACCAAGGTGGTTCCAGATGCGCCAACAACTGAAAGTGCAGCACTAGGCGAAGTAGTGCCAATCCCTACGCGGCCAAACTGGTCTATACGCAGTTTTTCAGAAACAACATTATTGAATGATGTCTGTGTTGAAACTGTAAGGTCAGTTGTGTTAAAGCCAGCGTTGGTATTTGCACTAATTAAAAAAGCGCCAACATTGCCGGAATCACTATAAGAGCGCCCACCGAGCTGGATGGTGCCGCCCGTTCCAGTTCCTACTTGATACCCGCCGATAAGTCTTAAATATCCGTTATTAGCAGCCGAAGGGAAAGCAATGTCAGCGTTTGGAGTTACTGCATTCCCTCCAGTAATCCCTCCTGACACGGCAAGAGGGGTGAGAGGCGCAGTAGTGCCAATCCCTAGTCCAGTTGGCGTAAGCGTCATCAAATCCGAAGTCTGATAGCCACTGTTGTATAAAGAACCGAACCGCATCTTTGCGGTAGGAGATGTGTAATCTACGCTGATTCGGCCAACTACGTTAGTAGCGTCAGCCCAAGTAATTGACTTATTACCAGAAGGGCTACCTAAGTTAACCTGAAGTCGCAACAGCTCAACAGCGCTAGCAGTTAGGTCAGTAATATGTAGTTTTGCCACAGGCCCAGAAGTCCCCACGCCTACAAGTCCTGCGGAGGTGATGCGGGCGCGTTCGGTGCCACCCGTGCTGATGGCTAATTGGTCTGCGCCGGGTGAGTAGATGCCGGTGTTGAGGTCACCCGTGAAAGTTAGTGATGGCGCAGAAGCCGATGCAAGTGGGTGAACGACAGGGCCAGCAATGGTTAAAGCGTCGGTTGTCTTGTTGAAGACCAGACCAGCATCACCACCAAAGGCGCCGCCATCGTTGAACTGGACCTGCGTGGTGGAGCCAGCAGCGGCTGTTACGCCAATCTGCACATAAATAGAGCCGCTCCAGCGGTAGAAAAAGCCGGTGTCAATGGCAACGTAGATCTTGCCGGTTTCGCCTGTGGCCGGAAATGCCGCAAGGTTGTTGTACTCTTCAACGTCATCAACGTAGCTAGGTAAAAACGTCGAGGGGATCTTGCCCGCTCCATCTAGCGGTATTGATTTATCGAGGCCGACGCCTAGCAGGGGGTTAAAGCTGAAAGGCATGGTTTTAGCTCCAGTAGATAGCAGTTGCGTTGCCGCTGCCGTCGTAGGTGATGTTCAGGGTTCCAAGAATGCCGCCACCGCTTCCGCCTTGCCGGTAGACGATTGTCGTCACGTTGGTGCCGCTGTAGGTCAGGCCGGCGTAGTCGGCTGTTGGTGGAGCGGCAAATCCGCCTATGCGTGGAAGCGTCATCTCAATTCATAAGCTCCCTACAGGCTATGGATCAGGTTTTCTGTAACGTCATTGAACAAAAAGCTCCATCATCTATCAGCCTGTTTTCTCGCACTGTGTACGCCACGCTGTTGACGGTCACACTGGTGCCATAGGCCAAGGTTCCAAACTTTGACGCCTCGCACCGCAAGGTGTAGTCCGTCGTGATGATCATTCCATCAGCCACCAGCTCGCCGGGCTGATCAAGCAAGCCAAGACCAGAAACGGCGCCAGCAGTTACGCTGACGCCGAAGTCTGCCAAGAACACATCAAGGTCCTCGGTGAACGCCATCAGCCGTACTTCTTCAGGCCGTAGCCGTTGACGGAGTAGATGGTGGTGCCACTGGCGGCGATGGTGCCTACAAAGCGAACGTAACGCTTAAGGGCGTCGCGGTTCAGCGTCAGCACTTGCTTAGATGCGGCCTGGGCAACAGCTGTAAAGCCGCCGCCAGTTACATCAGAGAAATCGCCAGCGGTGGTGGTGTCGCTGTGCTGGATTTTGCCGGTCATGGTGCCGGAGCCGCCAGCAGCGCCGGCGTCCAAGATCACCTGGATGTCGCCGTCGAAATCCTTGAGGTCGGCAATGTTGGTCGTGGCGCCAGTGAACGTCGCGGTTTCAGACGCAACAGGGTGAAGGGGGAAGTGCTGAAGTTTCTCCAGCGTTTGTTGAAAGACGGCCATGGCCTATTCCTGGGGTTGGGGTTTACGGGTGCGAGGCTTCCGCGCCTCTGGCATGGGACAACCCATCGCCATTTGATGCTGTGAGTCCTCCGCTTCCTTTGCCTTACCGTTGCCGACTAGGTAACGGCCATCAGCAGAGGACACATCAATCAATTCACCAACCCTTGCGGGGATGCCTTTGATGGATGTTTGGCGGAGGATCTCAATCAGCATCGTTATGTCTCAGATCAAAGGGTGTTGTTGCCGCG